TTCAGTAACTTACAGGCATAACTTCCTGCCCACGAAACAAACGACACTCTTCCAGCTGGAGACGATGAGTCAACAGCATTGGGAAGAATGTAGAGTTTGGGTTTGTCTTTAGCTAAGTCATACACTCCAAACGAGTTATCCCCGTGAACATAAGTATAAAATCTAACCACACCTGACGATGCGGTAGAAGTTGCCTCAGTTCCACAGGCATAATCTTTGTTTAAGAGCCATCTGACCTGATAAAGCTCACCCATTTCCCCTGAATATAAATCCTTGACGTCAGAATAGGTCTTACCGTTTATCCATGTCGAGTCAGCCAATAAAAAGGCTTTAGACGTGGGTTCGGTCTTTCCAATGAACAAACCATCCTTGTAAGGCATGGCTTTGTTCAACTCCATAGTCTGTACCATCAATCTGATGTCACAGGCATCCATAGTATCACCAGCCGCAAAGGTTGCCACTGTATGATTGTTGCCATAATAAGGCGTTCCGTTAGCAAGTTCGTTGCGAACGAGTCTATTTAAGACTTCTCCCATATTCTGACCTACCAAAGCGACTTTTTCAGCCATGTTTGAGTCAATGGACGTCAACGATAACATCTTAGAGTTAGTCGTTGTTAAACCATATTCAGACAGGGTCATCGTTACTGTTGAAGCATTAAGCGCACATGTCACTGGATTACTACCTTCACCTAACGGTGTGGTAATAATCGTCAGTGGGTTATAGCGGGTAAAGTTTACAGAACGACCTTCATTGGTCGGATGAGTTCTCATCTGTCCTCCTTCTTTGAGGATAAGTTCATACTCTGACCGAGCCAAAAACACCTTTTCGTAATAAGTTTTCACTTCTTGCGTAAGTGTTCCTGTCGTATTGACGTTTGTCACACTATCTACATTTGATCCTACAACTGCCATATATATAACACCCCCTCTTAATTAGCAAAATTCAAAGCTGTTATCTTCCACAGACTAAGTGACTACGCCGAGTTTTTGTTCAAGCTCTTTAATACTCATTTCATCTGTGGTTTTTTCTTTTGCCTTTACAGTGGTTGGTCTTAGAGCGGCTTGGGTTACTTGCTTTGCCATCTCACCCTGTGCCTCACCAACCTCCTTCGCCACCGACCTCAAGTATGGTTTCATTAGTGAGCTGACAAACTTCGAGACCGAAGCTGTCGGCGTTCTACTAATCATCGCCAACGTTGCAGTCGATATTGACTCGGAAAGTTCTTTATCAAACTCTCCGCTTGAAGGATCAAGTTGCGGATAGGTTTTAATCGCATCCCTTGACTCGTCGTTTACACGATCAAGCACTTCTTTTTGTTTCATCCGAAGCTGTACAATAGAGTCTGCACTTCTTGCAACATCGTTTTGATACTGCTCTTCAGAAACCTCCATGCCTGGTGCAACTTGCGGTACATATTGTTGAGGTTCTACTGAACCTGTAAGTTCCGCAACTTTCTCAGCCAAAGACTGCGCTTTTTTCTCCGCTGCGTTTGCTTTCGCATTCAACTCCCTAATCCTCGCATTTGCAGATTTTTTACTGCCTTCCTCAACTTCAGTTGTTTCCACCGCCTTAGTCTCTTCCGTCGATTTGACCTCTTCGGTTTTCGCTTCCTCCGTCTTTGGAGCCGTAGTTTCTGGGACTGGCGTAGTCTCAACAGCCTTCGGTGCTGTATCTTTTAACGCCGTATTTTCATCTACCATATTTCTCACCTCCTTCCAAGTGAACATTACTTTTATTTTAGAAGTCGTAACGAGCTTACTTCCAAGTCTTTAAAAGGCTTGTGACTTGAAAATACGTATTTTGAAGTCACAAATCTTTTAAACCATTCCTAATTCTTTTCGTGTCTTAATTATTGGCCCTTTATCGTTAACTCCTACCATTAACTTATCAGGGCCTAACCAAACCGCATGTTCCAACTCACATCCATAACAAACTATGTAATACCCCTGCTGCTTCCATAAGTGATTACCTGGAACAAACTTAAAATCAGGACTCTTAATATCCTTTTCCTCAAACAATGGCTTATCCTGTTGCTCCTTCGGTATCTCTTGCTTCGGCGGCGTCTCCAACTTTTCTGATAATTCTTCGTAAGGCATCTTTTACAATTTCCTTTACAACTGTTGACCTGCCTATTTCTTCAAATGGAACACCATTTACCATTTGGGTCTTGGTCATATCATCCAACTCTTCCATCACCCTTTTAATATATGTTTTCAATACCTTCCACCCACTATGGTTTGACAGACTTGCCAACGCCTGTTGGTCTGGGTCTTTCCCTTTTGTCTCCTGTAATGCCTTGACATTGGCAAACTCATTAAAATAATTTGACTTAATAGCTGTTTTCATTGTGGAACACCGCCTTGTCCGTTAAATATTGGTTGTGGTGGTGGCATTGGCTGTTCTTGTGACGGCGGCATCTGTCCCGGTTGACCTGATTGAGCAGGTACTCCATTAACTCCGCCTATTTGTTGCATTACCTGTTGAAATTGTTGAGCTTGTTGATCTAAAACTAAAGTCGGATCGTTGGTTCTATCAACTATTATCTTATCCCAATCCTGAATACCTGAATTTGAGAATATCCGTGTTATCATCTCTCCTACATTTAATGTTTTCTTTTCCTTTTGAAGTTCCCCTTGAATAAGTTGATAGACGGCAGGGTTAGTTAAAGCAGTAAACAATCCTATTAGGTTCTGTTGCTGTTGTTTCTGGTCTATGGCATAAGTTGAGCCTGAGACAATTTCGTAGTCATAGATAAGATTGCCCATTTTCTTTTTGTCTACAGTTAGTTTTCCTATTTTGGTATCATACATTTCTGCCAAATCAGGATATTCTTGACTTATTTCGTTTATTTCCTCTTCAAACATTCTAAACTGAATAGAACCTGTCTTTTGTTTGGAGATTAAATTAACATACTTCTTATTGACTTTCGTTATAAACTGCTCCATATAGAAACGGTCGACATTATCCTTAGCATTTTCCCGTTGCAACTGCATTTGCAGGGCTTGGGGCGTCTTACCAAATGAAGGATCGGTTTGTCGGGTGGTTGAAGTTTGAGAAGTTCCAAACATATTAAGAAGCGATGCAGTTGCTACTTGATAAACATTGTTAAAAGTTGCCGTTCCTTGTGGTGTTAAATTTAACGTTTGCGCTCCCGATGTTCCAGGACTTCCTGGAGCATTTCTCATTAACCATTTAGCAGCAGCGCTAAATTTAATTGAATTGGCATCGGCTACATTATCTTTGTTCACTAAAGTTGGCGGGAAAATAGATATCTTAACAGCATTTAGATATAAATTCCAAATAGAATCAATCAAATTCTGCATCGGATATCCTCTCTCCATATCACCCATTGCCATAAAATCATCAATTAAAGGAATAGAGTACTTATTGACTATCGGAAGTTCACCGTTATCGTGGGGATTATCAATATCTCTAAACTCTAATTTTGCATCCACACAGTAATCAACCCATCTGTCTTTCTCATACATCGACAGTATCTCAAAGTATCCTTTTCCTTTAGCTGGCTGGTCTGACGGATATTCTTTTATCTCACGTTCTGACTTATCTTTCGACTCTCTGGCCTGCTTACTGCCGCTTTTACCTTTTAGCTTTTCGATTATTGTTGATATATTTTTAAATCCTTCACGTTTTTTTAAGTTCTCAAAAAAAGACATTGATCGCCAACTGCGAATTATAATGTAGTCTGAGTCATCAAGTGAGATAGCTCCCACCTGAGGAAAGACATCACGAATAGGAAGCAACCACATATCAGGACCCCTATACCCATTTTTTCGTATATCTTGGTCAATCATTACAAAGTAGTTTCCATAGATATTTGAATACCGATCAACCATTCTATACTTGGTTAGTTGGTCAAACTGGGCATTGCCATTGGGAATAACATATTTATCTAAAGTTAAGTTCATAAGCTTAGAAGCTCCCTCATCGTTTTTACTTATTGCCTTAACCTTGCCTGTTGCCAATTGCGCCATTACTCTTGCCTCACGCTCCAATATTAAAGAGGGTAGTTTTGGATCAAAAACTTGGTTAGTTGTGTTCTCGGATATTATATCAGCCAGTTGATTATGAAAGAGTTTTTCATAAATAGACCACATCGTCCTTTTTTGTTGAAGATAGTCGTTCGCCACAGAATATCGTTCTTGAATAGTATCAGATATTTTACTCATATATAAAAATTCATAAAAAAACCGCCCTTTTCAGGCGGCTTGCTGATATTTCACAGCATACCGAAATATTGATTTAATATATCACACTTTTATTTGAAAAGTCAAATCATTCTTGTTTTTTGGCGGAAATCTTTTTCTTTTACTTCGAACTACATAAAAAGTCTTTAAGTTTGGAACGCCATTATTTATAATCACATTACAACTTAATGTTCCATATTCCATCTTCTGAACAAGTATCTCAAGTCTTACTAATAGTTGGATTAGTTGTTGGTTCATAGTCATCAGGTGTAATATTATCCATAATAACATAATCGACAATATTACCTGCCGATACTCTTAAAATAAAAGAAAAAAGACCATTACCATGAGTGACCATGTCGGCAACTAACTCTTTATAAACAGCTTTATTATGTTCTCTCATTACGAGTTGAGTAATCATAAAGCTTTAACCCATTTTGTGTTATCAGGTAATAAAATAACATCGTCTTCTTGAGGTTTAAGACTCTCCATACCGTACCGTCCAGCATCCATTGAATTGCTCCATTCGTGGATAGTATTATCGGGTTCGTTTAACACTTTTCCGTCTTTATCTTTCATAAACATATAATTTCTGTAAGCCTTTAATGTTTT